ACACCAATGGCAATGTAAATGCCCAAGGCATTGTTAGTGCCGCAGGAAATATTGTAACTTCGGGTTATTTTGTTGGAACCTTTGCTGGTAATGTCACTGGAAACTTTGTGGTGCCAGGCGCCAACACCGAAGTCATATTTAACACTAGCGGCAATGCCGATGCAGTGGCCGGATTCACTTACAACAAAGATTCCAACACCTTGACTGTGTTGGGTATTGTCAGCAGTCAAGGCAATGTCTATGCCGGCAACGTTATCAATGCTGGTTCTGAAACTGTAGTTGGCAACATCACTGGTGGTAACTTGATCACCGGCGGAGTATTAAGTGCTGTGTCTGGAATCTACTCCAACGTGGACATTGGTGCAACTGGAAACATATTTGGCGGCAACATAACTTCACTTGGAAACGTCAGTAGTTTTGGCAACATTATTGGCAACAGCATATCTAGTCTAGGATCAATTTCTGCCGTGGGCAATATTCGCACCAGTGGCACATTTAACGGAGCGGCAACTTCGGTAACCGGCTCAACCACAGCTGGAAATATTTCCACAGCCGGCAATGTCAGTGCCGCAGGCAACGTGTTGAGTGGCAACGTAATATCGAACGGTCTAGTATTGGCTGCCAATGTCAGGGTCAGTGGCGTTTACTTAACTGGCAACATCATAAGTGCCGCTGGCAACATCACAGGCGGTAACGTGTTAGCAGGATCTGGTATTATCAGCACCAGTGGCAACATCACAGGTGGTAATATTTTAGGTGGTGCCAACGTCAATGCTACAACACACACAGGAACTACTGTAAGTGTAACTGGAACAGTAACTGGTGCTACAATCAGTGCCACAGGTTCAACCGTAGGTGGTGTCATTACCGGCACAAGTCTAAGTGTAACTGGAACAGTAACTGGCGGCAACTTAACTACAGCAGGCATACTGACTGTTAACTCAGGCAATGCGGTAACAGCCATAGTCAACGGTGGCGGTAATACCATAGGTAATATTGGTAGTTCGTCCAGTTGGTTTGGTAACATATTTGCCACATCCAGCAAGGCACTTTATGCTGACTTGGCAGAAATGTATTGTGCTGACGACTTTTATCCGCCCGGCACAGTGGTAGAGTTTGGTGGCCAATCAGAAATCACTGTAACCACCACCAGTCACAGCACTGCTGTAGCTGGCATCATCAGTACCAATCCCAGCTATCTGATGAACAGCACTATTGCTTGCGAAGTTAATGCGTTAGAAGTTGCCTTGGTTGGGCGAGTTCCATGTCAAGTGGTTGGCACCATCCGTAAGGGTGATCGTTTAGTATCCAGTAAAATTCCCGGTGTAGCACAGGCCATGAATCCAGCTCTGTACGAACCAGGTTGTATCATTGGAAAGGCCTTGGAAGAGTACAATTCGACCACACCCGGGACTATTGAAGTAGCAGTAGGAAGATTCTGATGGAAACAAGATATCGTACAGACTATGCTGGAGAATTTGTTGTAGTTGAATCAGTTTGGTCAGGTGGCAAAAAAAGTGAAAAACGCGAATGGATTCCAAATCCTATCGAAAACCAACACATATCAGGACGTGCTGCTTGTATAGGTAGCAATCTTGATCATGGGTTTGGTGTTGGCAAATTTGACTACACTATACTGCAACGTCACAGAGGCGGCCTACTTAGCTCTAAAAAGTTACAAACTTATGGTGTAGGTTCGGTAGCCAAACAAATGCGTCTTGATTTTGCAGTTGAAAGCAACGCAAAAAATCTTAAGGATCTTTTAGATATAGGTTATCCCACAGACAATATTGTTTATACTACCGGTATAAATTGTGTCCGATATCCAGGAAACTTTTATTTGATTCCACTCAATCCTCGCCTGTTAGACATAGCTACTATTGTTTATTTGGCCGCGTTTGATGGGCATAAAGAAATATTTTTGTTGGGCTACACAGATGAAACTCCGGTCGAGCACCCAACCTGGATGAATCATGTGGCCGCAGTATTTAATGCTTATCCAGGAGTCCAGTTTTATCTCATTGGAGAATCCACTCGCATGTATGATGTTTGGCTGAACTGTGGAAATGTTCGCTCTATGAACTATAGAGAGTGGATTAGCTACTGTGATGTGTGAACAGCTGATTCAATAATTTTTATTTTATCTTGCACCGCTTCAAAATTCACAGTGCTCCATAAACCAGGATGCATAGGTCGAGGCCATGTGCCAGAATTAATCCAGGCATATCCAATATGCTCGTGATTTAATACCGGTTGAAACTCATCGGTTATGGTGCAGAAAAAAGTATGATATTCAAATCCTGAATCTACTGTGGTAAATTTTTCTAGTGGCATCATGCGTAGGTATTCTGGAAGCATTCCTAATTCTTCTTGACACTCTCTGTGCATGGCCGCCAACAGGGTCTCACCGGGTTCTACACGGCCACCTGGCAGGCCCCAGGATCCAGGATGTTTAGGATCACTACGCATCAAATAAAGATAACGTTGAGTATTGACAGCATAAAACCATACACCTACTGCTTTTACAATACTAGATTCCATGTGCCTCCTGGATACAAGCCTTGATATGATTTGACCCATGCTGTGCCGGTCCAGCGATATTGTATTTCGGTATTAATGTTAGTGACATATTGTATATTATTTGGACTTGATGTGCTGTCAAAAGCTATTTGCCAGCGTGATCCATCGTATTCAATGATGTCATTGGCATGGGCCACAAGAGGTTGATTTTCTAATCCAGTCCAGGCCATTGGGTTGTCTCCTTGTGGATCAGTCCAAGACCCGGTGTCTTTGGTCAACAAATAGCGTTGTCCTAAAGCAGCCGACGGTAAACCTATTCCTGGCCCGCTCAATAGTGGGTCAATGACAGCATTAATGGCTTGTAAGGTATTTGGCGGAACAGTTGCGCCATTGAGTGTAAAAAGTAAAAATCGGTCGTCCATTGGATCAAATGCTACCTGTCCAGTAACTTCAGTTCCATCTGGTTGTTCGAGCGCAATATAACTTATACCTGGTCTCAGTGTGCCATACATGCCTATTATACCAGACCAAAGCAAATTACTGTCAGGCGAGTCAGCCTCTTGCAGTTGTTCATTTGATTCGTCTACAACCTGTTGTTGCCTTAATGCCTGCAGTTTTAAAAGTGTATTTGATCCGGGTTGTGTCAATGCCAAGACTTGATACCCATATGGAGTAAATTTTTGTCTTGTGCCTAACAATAAATCACTATTGGTCAAGGCATTGACTAAGTCGCCCTGAGCATCATAGATGCTGGTAATAATGCGTTCAATAACTCCTAGTTTCTTAACCTTGGCAGGAGCAGTGATCCATATAGGCAAGGTAAATGTAAAGGTTGAAACGTCAATGGGGTTGTCTGTTCCTACCGGAATGCTTCTGTTAGTCCATTTGGTATCTTTGAGATACAACACAGTCAAACTGGTCCAGTCGATGTAGTTATCGGTGCTTTGTATTTCTAAACTGGGATTGAATAATGTCAATATTTGCTCCCACAGCTGAAATTTTTGATTGGTGTTTGAAGTCCAAATGTCTAAATTGATTGTTAGTTCATAAGGAACTGGCATTAATCGTTCAATGTTAAATGCATTGCCTTGAGTAGTTTCATAACTTTGTGTGTCGGGATCCCAGGTGCGTTGGCGAACGGCCATATTATCAATAAAGTATGGTTCCTGCATGCGCGGGCGATCATAGTTACAATCCGTTATATAAAATGTCATTAACGGAGTTGACGGCATGTCGTTGGCCGAGTTATTTTGTAGTATGGTCTGAGCTTGCCGACTAGAATCACCATAACGTACCGGAACACGCACTAAGGTATCTAGGTTAGAACCTGGGCCTTGCCCGGCTTGATTACCGCCATACTCAACTTCAAAATTACTGAATATACGGGCAAACTGTAATAGAAATCGACGAATTTGTTCATCGTAAAAAAATTGTGCCATTATCGTCCTGGAGGTCTTGGGTTAGGTGGCAAATTGCCACCTTGGTCGCCGTTGTCGGCTTGTATTTCCAATATTTTACTTAGACTTTGACGACTTGGAATATTACCAATATCTGATGTAGGCACAGTATAGGTATTATTGACAAAGCTGGCTCGTTGTGTCAAGGCCTGGCTTGCATAGTCAAGATCGGTTCTTACATTGTCGCTAATGGCCAACCAAGCACGTCCATTGTAACGGAATAATCGATTTGGAAAGTAATCTAAACGCAAACAATAATCTCCCGTGGCAGGATGTGGAGGAAATTGAACACCCGGAGTTACCGGCAGTCCATTTGGTGCATTTGTAGATCCAGTCAAGTAACCATCGGCATAACCAAATCCGGTTGGAGTTTCGTCTAACCCAGGTTCTAGTCCCGAAGTGCGAGGTCCTTCTGAGGTAGTAGTAAGTCCATAACTGCCTGGTTCTCCACCTTCTGTAGGCAATATATAAAATTTTACGTTGTCGTATCCACTGAGTGGAACATCTTCATAGGCCTGCGCCAACAAGGCATCATTGAGTTGTAAGTCTTTGGGCCTGGTTGATTGTTTGTCACCAACCGTGCTGGCAGTGGTAGGAGTCCAATAAAGTTGCCCAGTGGCAGGGTTTACTGCATCGATCGGTGTTCCGGCTGGAACATTGCCGTTGGCTGTGTAGTATGTGCCGCCGTTATTAACAACTGAGCCGTTGGGATAATAATTACCAGGATCCCAAACATTTTCTGGCATGAACGGTTGATTAATAATTTGACTGTATTCTTGAGCATTTACCATTGGCGTGGCTTTAACACGCCACAGGTGCGGCTGCCAGGTTTGGCTAAAGCCTTCAGATGCATAGTTAGCATCTTGAATCACATAATATCTGGCCAGACTTTTAACCAAGGTAGTATCCAAGGGATGATAGTCTCGCAAGTTAGGAACTTCAAGCACATCACCAGACATGAGTTTGCGACCAAATGTGTCAATCATGTCGTTGTAGTGAAATGTAATAAACAGGGTATCACCATTTAAAAACAATCCAAACTGCGTAAGATCAAAATCTATATCCTGGGTGCGATACACACCACGCATGACAAACACATTGGGATCATATACACGATCGCGGTTTTCTAACAGCAATAAATCTTGGATGAAAAGGGGATCTGTAGTGGGATAATTTGGTATGGTAGCGTCGTTGTTGCCGTTGTCCTGGCCAGCACCTTGCGGTCCTAGGTATTTGTGAACATACAAATCTAGTCCACCCACGGTGTATTGTTCGCTAATCACGCGATCAAGATACTGATAATCTGAAGTTCTGTTTGGGCGATAAAGGCTTAAACGTGGCATAGTAATGTATTTATGGGCCAGATTGACTAGTAATTCAAAAGCTCGTATAATTACAAAATGGACGAATTATTTCTACGCTTAGATCGGGCCGAACAGGCCATTGCCACGGTGAAAAACAAAGTAGCTCGTAAAGATTTGCTTAAAATGGTAAAAACCATAGATCGATCCATAGTAGCAGCCGATATGGAAAGTGTAGAATGTCGTCGTATGCATAAACAAACATCTCGCTACCAAGAGTTAGTAAAACAAACAGAGGATCTGCTGACCAATCTGGAACAGCATATTACCTTTGCTAGTCTACTAGGTTGACAATACAAAATTTTAATATACAATAAAGACTATGGCTAAATCAAACGAAATCAAAAGACTTAACCCCAAGGGTGCTGAATTCAAATATGTAGGTCCAGAACCCGAATGGCGTGTTCAACCTACCACAGAAAATCGCTTGGGTCTCCTGGCCAAAGCATTTCAATGGTACAACTATCACTATGGCAAAAAAGACGCCAAGGACATGTTGTGTCAATACCTGGAGATTAATCATAGACCCAAGGATGCCAAACTCATGCGTGGCATTCCGGACAGTCAGATTCGCTTGACACCGGCCTGGGCCTGTAGAATGACCTTGATTGGTTTAGAACTTACCGAGCATGAACAGTGTATCGTGGATGAGCAGATTAGCCAAATGCTCAAGGCCAAGCAAGAAGTCAAACGAGCTCAAAGTGCAATTGACGCAGAAGCAGCAGTAGTCAAACTTACAATACAAGATCACCTGCGTGAAAAAATATCTGAGTGCTGTGGCGAACTTGAAGGCATGTTTGATGATTTTGTTGTAGCCGGGGCCAAGATGAGTGCAGACTTCAGCCCAATCAAACTCATGCGTGGTATGAATGTAAGCCCTAATATGGTCGGCACAGTGTCAACTGTATGGGAATTACGCCTGGCCGAATTCAATGAAGTATTAGAAGGTGTTGATGCCGACCTTGTTGAAGGTTACAGCCACTTGACTAAAAATCAATTAAAGCAGTGTGTTAAATTTTGTGAAACAGTAATTAACGATTGTAATAGTTATGTCCAGCTGAAAAAGGTAGAACGCAAACCGCGGGCCAAGAAAGCTGTGAGCCCAGAACGACTCATCCGTGGCTTCAAGTTCATGAGAGAGTTTGACGAACTAAAACTCAAATCCGAACCAGTTACTAAATTAATCAATGCCAGTGAAGCATGGCTGTACGATACAGCAAAACGTAAACTAATTCATGTCATGGCCGACAGTCATATAGGGACCTTTACAGTTAAGGGCAGCACGATTGTAGGATTTGATGCGCAAACAACCGTGCAAAAAACTCTGCGTAAGCCCGCTGAACAAATTAAAGCAGTCACTGGAGGTGGCAAGCCCGCAGCCCGCAAGGCATTTGGAGAAATCAAAGCTACAGAAACTAAGTGGAATGGTCGCGGTAACGATAATTTGATTATACTTTGGGCTTGGTAAAGTGCTAAATACAGAGAACAGGAGTTCTCTTTATGGCATTAGAAAGTCAATCTAGCACTGAAACATTAAAACAAGATCTTATAGATTATGTTCGTCTACAATTGGGCGGTCAGATCATTGATATTGAGCTGGATGCTGAACACTATGAATCTGCATATCAAAAAACATTAGGTGTATATCGCCAACGTGCAGAAAATGCCTACGAAGAAAGTTATAGCTTTTTAGAATTAGTTACCAATGTCAATATCTATGATTTGCCGCAGGAAGTTATTAGTGTGCGCCAAATTTTCCGTAGAACCTTTGGCGACTCAACAGGTCCTTTTGCCAGTAACTTTGATCCATTCAGTCAGGCAAGTTTAAATGTGTATTTGATGAACTTCAACGTAGCAGGTGGGCTGGCCACTTACGATTTTTATTCACAATATGTAGAACAAGCAGGTCGTATGTTTGGTGCCTACATGAACTATACCTGGAATCCAGTAACTAAAAAACTACAGCTGATCCGCGATCCAAAGGGCACAGGTGAGAGTGTGTTATTATGGACTTACAATCTCAAACCAGAATTTAATTTACTAAGTGATTTTCAAGTGCGCCAATGGTTCCGTGACTATATGGTAGCTAACTGTAAATATATCATCGGTGAAGCACGTGAAAAGTTTAGTCAATATGCCGGCCCACAAGGTGGATCGACCCTAAATGGAACCCAGATGAAAACCGAAGGTCAAGCAGGAATGGACAAGTGCTTAGAAGATCTAAAGAATTATGTTGATGCTAGTCAACCAATTACCTGGGTAATTGGTTAACACCCGCTAGACTTTAATCTAAACTTGTGCTATACTCTTAGCATGAGCTCACTAATGATTGACATAGAAGGTTTAGGCACTGGTCCTGACGCGACCATTTTAACCATTGCGGCTCAGAGTTTTGATCCATTCGGCCGGGGCTACTACGATCGGCAATACTATGCCCGTATCACTTTAGAAAGCCAAGAAAACCGCACAGTTCAACAAGACACTATAGATTGGTGGGCTACTCAGCCCGAAGCACAGGCCGAAGCCTTCATGGAAGAAGGCCGCGTGGATCTGGATCAAGCCTTAGATAGTCTTTATAAACTAGCTTGGCAACACAAGTTTATCTGGGCCAATGGTCCCACTTACGACATGAACATTCTCGAGCATGCTTACAAGAGCTATGGCAAGGCCTTGCCTTGGCAGTTCTACAATGTGCGCGATGCCAGAACCATCTACAGTCTGTGGCCCGAACTGCCTAAACCGCCTACTAGCCACCATGCCTTGGAAGATTGTCGCAGGCAAATTGATATGTTACAGGCTACATTGAAACACTTAAACGTAAAGGAAATTAGATGATCATTGGAATTTGTGGACTAATTGGAAGTGGCAAAGATACTATTGCTGACTACTTACAAAACATACATCAATTCCGACGAGAATCATTTGCGCATACACTCAAAGATGCTGTGGCCGCTGTATTTGGGTGGGACCGCGAACTCTTAGAAGGACGCACAAAAGAATCAAGAGCATGGCGCGAACAAGTAGATCCATGGTGGTCGACTCGCTTGAACATGCCACATTTAACTCCGCGTTGGGTCTTACAATACTGGGGAACAGAGGTAGCTCGGAAGAGTTTTCATGATGACATTTGGATTGCCGCATTAGAAAACAAACTAAGAAAAACCACCGACGATATTGTTATTTCTGATTGCCGTTTCACTAACGAAATCAAAGCAATTAAAAACGTTGGCGGAATAGTAATTCGAGTCACTCGAGGACCCGAACCCGAATGGTATAATTTAGCAGAAAAAGTAAATCGAGGACCTGTTAGAAACAGCGAATGGGCGTTAAGTAAAGCTCGGTTGGAAACTTACAACGTCCATGCTAGTGAAACTGCCTGGATCGGCACCGAGTTTGACGCCGTGATTGACAACAACTCAGATGGGCTAGATAACTTATACCGACAAGTTAAAGATCTGGTTCTAGATCTCCAGGGCGCCAAGTCTGATCTGATTTCTTAACTTCTATAGCACAATTTTGACAGATAGTTTTCAAATTACTTAAATTGCTGTTGTTAAGGTTTCCATCAATGTGAACTACTATTAGTTGTGCAGAATATTTGGCTCTAAACCCACACCGATCACAAGAAGCTTTCTTTTTATACCCATCTAACTGCCACCGCATCTTGGGTATTTTTTTATGTTGGGATTTTTTGAGACACTGCATGCAACGACTACGATAATAAACACGGTCATACTTGTAGTAGCAGATTGCTCTGGGCCTTTGCTTACAATCTGGGCAGACAGGTCGGTTCATGCATCTATTTAGTAGTGCGGACCTTTATAAAGGCTGGATTAACGCCGTTCTTTTTGACATAACCGATAAATATCTACATTAACAAAAAGGAATTAGTTATGGCCTTATTATCCCCAGGTGTACAAGTCAGTGTAATTGACCAAAGCAATTACACACCCGCTGCCGCTGGCTCGGTACCATTTATTTTATTAGCAACCGCACAGAACAAGATATCTGGTGCCGGCACTGGAATTGCTCCAGGAACATTGGCCGCTAATGCTAATAAGTTATACATCATGACCAGTCAACGTGATTTGCTGTCTACGTTTGGTGTGCCATTCTTTTACAATACCACAGCTGGAACTCCTATCAATGGATACGAACTCAATGAATACGGTTTATTAGCCGCGTATTCGGCACTTGGCGTAACCAACACCGCTTATGTAATGCGAGCCGACATTGACTTGGCCGCCCTTACTGCAAGTTTAACACGTCCTACAGGTGCTCCTGCCAATGGAACTTATTGGTTTGACACTACAAACAGCACATGGGGAATCACACAGTGGAATCAGACCACTTCTGCATTTACTACCGAAACTCCTATTGTAATTAATGATGCTAGTCAATTATACGATTCTACTGCTGTTCCATTAACATCAGTTGGCAGTATTGGCAATTATGCAGTCACTGCTGCTACTTCGGCAACTCTAGCAAATCCCACCTGGTACAAACGCGGTGGCCCTACATCAGCACAGGCACCAAACTGGCTCCAGGATGGCATGACTCCTGATGAGTTATATAATACTTGGGTATTGGTTGGTAGTAATGAATGGAAAACAGCTTGGCCTACAATCCAGAGTAACAATGCTCCTGTGACATTAACAACAGGTGATGCCATTGACATCAACGGCCAAGTTGTAACAGTCGGTGAGTCTGGCACAGCAAGCACGGTATTGGGTCTTGCTGACGCTATCAATCAAAAGGGTATTCCTGGTGTATATGCTGCCGACATTGGAGGAAAACTCAATTTATACGCTGACGCCGATGCCAGTGGAGACAATCTTACTGTCACAGGTGCTAGCGGAAACGGGGCCACTGTTACACTAACTTTTGCTACTCAAGGAGTAGCTCCTTATCAAATTGGCGACGCAATTGTAGTTTCTGGCATTGACCCAGCAGGTTACAACGGAACTTATACTGTAACAGCCTGCACCACCACTTATGTCAGATATGCCAGCAGTGTCACTGCCTCTTATAATTCCGGTGGACTTATTTGCAGATCCAATGCTGCAACACCCACCACAGGTATAATTTATATTGCTAATGCAAATAATACGCCATTAACCACCTTGGGTATCACACCAGGTGAATACTATGGCCCTCGTTATGTGCATGGTCCTAATTATTCTGCACCAAGATGGCGCACCACCGATACCTACCCAGCTCCTACCGGTAGTGTGTTCCAACAAACCAATCTAGTAAATCAAGGCATGTTGATTGAAATCAAAAAGTACAACAGCACGTTGGGCACGTTTGTGCTCCAAAGTTGTCCGGTCTATAATAACGATGCTTATGCACTGTATGACCTGGATCCAACAGGCGGCGGCACCAATATACCCGCAGGCACTACCTATGCTCAACCAGATCCTTATGATAATTCCACTGCTGGATTGGTCATATATGAACGTCTTACTACAGGGCCAACAATCGTAACTGGTTCTGTAACAAATCCATCATTTACAACCGGCTCCACATTTAGCATACGAGCAACACAACCTGGCACGTCTAACTTGACTAACACCGTGGTTGTTACTGTAAACGGAACCAATGTATCTGCTTTTGTTGATGCTGTAAGTGCTGCTAATGTTCCTTATGTATCGGCGCAAGTCAACAGTGCTGGCCAACTAGTGTTTGAACACTCAGCCGGCGGCGATATTAATCTAATAGATGGCACAAATACTCCATTGACTGTTGCTGGTTTCACCACCTCAGTAACAGGAATAAAGCAACGCTATTTTGCCGGAAGTCCTAGCGGGATTATACTCAGTAATTGGGTAGGTTCTCCAACCTTTACCTACACAGCTTCTGCCAGCGCACCGGATACCAATCCAGCTACCGGCACCTACTGGTATTACAGTGATGCTACCCAAGCCGATATCATGATTCAAAACAACGGCGCCTGGATAGGTTATCAAAACTGCACCAACGATGTTCGTGGTTATACTTTGTCGGCCACCAATCCTACTGGCCCAATCTTTAGTGCTACGGCACCCACCACTTGGCCAGATGGAACAAGCCAACTTGTTCTAGGCGATCTATGGATCGACACCAGTGCCGCTGGTTTAGAAAATTATCCGGTGATTAGTCGTTGGCAAACTGTAAATGGACAGGATCAATGGGTGCTGATCGACAATGCAGACCATACCACAATCAATGGTATTTTGTTTGCTGATGCTCGCTGGGCACCAAACGGTGATACAAACCCAATCACTGATCCCATTCCTCCAATTGCTACAGGTTCAACACCACTGATTCGCAGCAACTATTTGGATCTTGATGCTCCAAATCCTTTGCTGTATCCACAGGGAACCTTGTTGTGGAACACACGTAGAAGCGGATTTAATGTGAAATCTTTTGAAGCCAACGCATGGAACGCCACAGACTATCCACCTCCAGCGTCCTTGCCCGCAGTGGCCAGCACATGGAATACAGCAAGTGCCAACCGTGCTGATGGAACTCCAAACATGGGTCGCCATGCACAGCGTTATCTGATTGTCAAGGCCCTGCGAGCAGCTATAGATACCAATACACAAATACGTGAAAATCAAGCACAGTTCAACTTGATTGCTTGCCCACAGTATCCTGAATTGGCACCCAATATGGTATTGCTCAACAATGATCGCGGTGACACTGGCTTCAACGTGGTTGATACTCCGCTACGCTTAACACCTGATGAAGTTGTGGCCTGGGCCGATAACACCGGCGCATACAGTGATTATGGTGCAACTACCAACTTGACATCATTGTATAGTGAAGGCAATTTGGCCGCTGGTGATTCATACTCAGCAACATTTTACCCAAGTTGCACCACAACTGATTTGACAGGAAACACTGTAGTAACAGCGCCAAGTCATATGATGTTGCGAACTATTATCCGTAGTGATGCCGTGGCTTATCCATGGTTTGCTCCTGCCGGCTTACGTCGTGGTGTAGTTGATAATGCCCTACAAATTGGTTATTTGAATCCAACCACTGGTAATTTCCAAACATTGGGAGTCAACCAAGGTCTGCGTGATGTATTGTATCAAAACGATATCAATCCAATCACATTTATACCCGGCACAGGCATTGTAAACTTTGGTAATCATACACTACAAGGAACCAACACAGCTCTTGATCGCATCAATGTGGCACGTTTGGTAGCATACCTGCGTGGTCGCTTGGAAATCATTGGCAATCAATACTTGTTTGAACCTAATGATACTATTACTCGTAGTTCAATCCAGACACAAATTACATCATTGATGGTTGATTTGGTTGGTAAACGTGCCCTCTATGACTATCTTGTTGTGTGCGATACCACCAATAACACAGCAGCTACCATTGATGCCAACGAGCTGTATGTGGATATTGCTATCGAGCCTGTTAAAGCAGTTGAGTTCATTTATATACCAATGCGTATACAGAACACAGGAACAATACAGGCTCAGGCAGTGGCTTAATGGGGCAATTAGAGACCATAAATACATATAGATTAGGAAGATAAACAAATGCCAATATCATCATTACAACGGATGTCAGTATACACAGGCGGGTTACCCGGAAGCGATCAAAGTAACTCAAATCAAACTTTGTTAATGCCAAAGTTAAAGTATCGCTTTAGAGTTTACTTCCAAAACTTTGGCTCTGCAGGTGCTAGCGAAACACTAGAACTCACTAGACAAGTTATGGACTTTACTCGTCCCAACGTCACATTTGAAAACATTGATCTACCGGTATACAATAGCACAGTTAAAATTGCTGGAAAATATGCCTGGCAAGATATTACCTGTCAAATTCGCGACGATGCTGGTGGCAATATTTCCAGACTAGTCGGTGAGCAATTACAGAAGCAGTTGGACTTCATGGAAATGAGTAGTGCTCCTGCCGGCATTGACTATAAGTTTTTGACCACTTTCCAAGTGTTAGATGGCGGCAACGGAGCAAACACTCCAGTGCCACTTGAGACCTGGGAACTTTATGGCTGTTACCTGCAGGCAGTTAACTACAATGAAGCTAACTATGGCACCAATGAGCCAATGACAGTTAGTATGACCATTAGATTTGACAATGCTTATCAAGTCGAAACCACTCAGACAACTGGCACAGCAACAGGTGTTTCTAACCTAGGCTAAGTAGCCTAT